CATGATATCTTCCGCAGTTGGTACATTGATGGTCGTTTGTACTATCATATCCTAATTGACGAGAAGAACCCAAAAGCAGGTATTGCCGAACTGCGCTACGTTGATCCACGAAAGATTCGTCGTATCAAGAACGTAGAAAAAGGTAAGACACCAACTGGTGTTGATATTACAAAAGTTGTTGAAGAGTATTACCTCTACAATGACAAAGGAATCACTGAGTCAACAACTCAGGGTGTGAAACTGACATTAGACTCAGTTATCTTTGCACCTTCTGGTTTGCTTGACGCAAATACTGGCATGATGATGAGTCATCTGCACAAAGCAATTAAGCCAGTTAACCAATTAAAGATGATTGAAGATGCGGTTGTTATTTACCGTATCAGTCGTGCCCCAGAACGTAGAGTGTTCTACGTTGACGTTGGTAACCTTCCAAAGTTGAAGGCAGAACAATACGTCAATGACATCATGAACAAGTTCCGCAACAAGGTTGTGTACGATGCCACTACTGGCGAAGTACGTGATGATCGTAAGCACTTGTCAATGATGGAAGACTTCTGGATGCCTCGCCGTGAAGGTGGTAAAGGTACTGAGATTACTACACTTCCAGGTGGTCAGAATCTTGGCGACATTCAAGACATTCAATACTTCCAACAGAAACTATATCAAGCACTGAATGTGCCGTTGTCTCGTTTGCAGCAACAACAAGGTTTCTCACTTGGTCGTTCCACTGAAATTACTCGAGACGAAATCAAGTTCAGCAAGTTTATTGCTAGACTACGTAAGCGTTTCAATAATCTTTTCTCAGAAGCACTACGTGTTCAGCTTGTAGCTAAGAACATCATCCGTGCAGAAGAATGGGAAGATCTACGTCAAGACATGGAATTTGTCTATGACATGGACAACCACTTTGCTGAGCTAAAGGACAACGAGATTCTATTGCAGCGCATTCAAATGTTGCAACAAATGGATCCGTATATCGGTAAGTATTACTCTTCAAATTGGGTCAAGAAGAATGTTCTTCAACTCAGTGAAGATGAAATCAAAGAGATGGATAGTGAGATTCAACAAGATCTACACGACCAACTCGGCAGAGCAGAGTTCGAAGGTACTGCAGCTGGCATCACACAAAGTTCTCAACAGAACTACGTTAACCAGTTTGCACCACAAGAACCTGACAACACACAACAGTAACTAGGAGTATATTATGTCAAGCACTAAAGATTTGATCAACGCAATTTCCACTGGCGATGCACAAGGCATCGAAAGTACATTCAATACAGCCATGGCTGAAAAGATTGCAGTTCAATTAGACGTTATGCGTCAGAACGTGGCGCAAAGCATGTTCAAGACAGCCGATGCTGTCTCTGTAGAAACTCCAGCTGCTGAATAAATGTACTACGGTCAATTCACTAAATCCTTAAAAGCGTCTGACGTTGTTGAAAGCGTCAGATCCTTTGGCAACCTAATTGAGATGAAACAGGATGGTATTGTTACAATCAATGGTGATGCGACTGAGCACAAGACTTTAGATGAAGCGAGAAAATATATCAAAAGTAAAATTTTCTCTGAAAAACTAGAAGCACAAATATCTAATGAAATTTACGAAGAGATTTCCGAGAATCGAATCGCACAAATCATTAAAGAGCACCACGACATTAAAGTAACAGATACCTTAATCGAATCATATATCGCTCTCGCTTCATCTAAAATCTTCACACTTGACCCTGTTGTCTTTGATATCCGCAAGATGAATAAGTTGGATGTTGTAGTTGAAAATAAAATTCACTACGAACTCAATGATAAGAGTGTTGTTGCCATTGACATTGCAACGCAAGAGTCCCTAAATAATCTATTGAACTCTCAAACAGAAGTTGTTGAATACATGCGTGAGTCAAAAGAGAACTTTATGCGTGTGATTGAACAGATAAAGGAATAATAAATGGCAGTCGTTAAGACCGTACTAAAG